AATCGAAAGAAGAATATAATTTTGATGATTTTGTAGTTCCAAAAGAGCATTTTGAAAAATTATTTGAAGATGTACCATCCAAATATATGAATGATACATCAAATAAGTTGTATATGGTTCGTTTATGGATACGAAAAAATAATATTTATGCTTACAAAATAGGATTTACACGAGAAAGTATATTAACACGCATAACGAAACTCAATACAGAATATGATTCTTGTGGTAGAATTATTCCTGTGATGATTTGTTCTGTAAAAACAAGCAAAAGTGAATCTAATATACATTATGAACTAAAAGAGTATATGTTAAACAAAGACGATAGGACAATAAATAATAGAATTCATCGAGAATTGTATGTAATTTCTCCAGAATTGTACGATAATGTTAATGGATTGTTTAAAAAGAATAGCAAAAATAAAAAAATATATGAAACAAAAAGATATATTCTTGCTGATGATCATGGTGAAACATTTGATGGTAATGAATTAACAAATGATAAAGAAGAAACTGATTTTTGGCATAATAGAATATTTGGTGATATTTCTTGATTCTTGATGATAATAATAATGGCAAATGAATTGCCATACTTAGTCATATTTTATTTGGTTTTTATAAAGACATATTTTATGTTGTATTATTTTTAGTTTTTCTATAAGTTGTTGTTCTTCTTCTTTTAATTGAAGCAATATTTTTTCGTTCGATAATGTTTTATCTGTTTTTGGTGTCTTATTTTTTGTATCTTGTTTTGTACCAGATAGACATTCACAATCAGGTGGATAACCTCCACAAAAACTACAAGAATCAAAATCACCCATTTTGTTATTTAACTAATTATAAAATTATTACATAATTAAATTATCTATCAAATTTTTGATTTATAGATTATGTTGATGAATTATTTTTTATTTATAAAAAATAAATAAAATGACTTAATAAATTGATTATAATAAATGATTAACTAGATATACTAAACTAAAACAATTAATAATGGTCAAAAAAATAAATAACATTGCCAAAGATGAAAATATACAAAATAATGATATTGATAATGGAAAACCACAACCAATCGCAATTGACAATAAGGAATATTATGTTGGATCTGAACTTATGGAATATGATAAAGTATATTTCACAGGATGTTCCAGAACAATAAGAAAGATTATTGATCTGAAGAAGATTCCACAAGACAAATATGCATATGGAAATAATAACATCAAAAAAGGTGGATGGAGATTATCAGACAATCAAGCCAAACCGCCTGCCAAAGCTAATTTATTATTATTGAAAGATTGGGTTGAATCGAATGTCCCTAAGATGATGGATGGTCTAGATGAGAAAGAAGTTAAAGAGAAATATGATTGTCCAGAAGCTCCTAATATCATTGATTTAGATGATAATGAAAAGTTTAAGGATGAAAAAGGTAATCCTTTAGAGATAGAAACTAGAGGCGAAAGATCTATTGATGGAATATACTTTTTGGTTAGTGATGTGGAAAAGGCATTTGGAATGGATAGAATAAATGATACATTAACGCATAAAAATAGTGATTATACCAAAAATGAACACTTTAAATATTTTATATGTAACAATCGAAAAAGATTGTTTCTTACTTTGACTGGTTTACAGAAGGTTATTATCACCAACAGAACCAAAAAATTCAAGCAAAACCAATTATTGATAGTTAATTGGGTCAAAAATATATTCCCTAATTATAATGCTAATCATATTGCTATGATTAAATCAAATCAACAGTATTTAGGTGTAGTATATATTATTTCTCATCATAAATTAGATTTTGTCAAAATAGGATATTGGACAAGTGATATTGATTCTCTTAGATCAAGATATATAGTTTATTATGGTTCCGATATTAATATATATTATGAATATTTTGACAAACCTGGACAAGTTGAGAAAGAAATACATACCTATTTTAGAGAATATAATAAAGAGGGAGAATTATTTATGGAAGAATATATTGATGACTATAAATTATTTCTAAATAATCACAAAGAAAAAATTGATATAAATAAAGTGAACAAAATAAAGATGAAGAATAAGATAGAAGAAATAAAAGATATAGAAAAAATGGAAAAGCTAAGAAAGATAGAGAACAATAAAGCTGATATATGTTTAGACAATAATAAAGTTATAAAAGAGATATATAATGACCGCAAAGAAACTCCAAAAGAATTTGTAAAATGGGCTACTGAAACATTGTTTACAGTTCAAATGGGTGATGATAACGAAAAACAAGAACTGGCATCTAATCTAATTGGCATACCAACTAAATCACTCAAACAGGTATTATCAAAGAGTGCTAGTTCTGTTCCATGTTTATATCATTTTTCATTGGGTATTGCTAAAAATTTAAGAAAAGTAATGAAGATACCAAAAGAAATACCAGATAATTATATAATTACGAAATATGGATTTACAGAAGATTTAGATAGAAGAACGAAAGAACATGAAAAGACTTATGGAAAGATTAAAGGTGTCAATCTTGAGTTAATGACATATATTTATATAGATCCAAAGTATTTAGCACAAGCAGAAATAGATATCAAAATCATTTTTGCCAATAATGAACAGAAGATAAATTATGAAAATTACAAAGAGTTATTTGCAATAGATCCAAAACATAAAGGACAAATAATCAAAGTGTTCAAGATGATTGGCAATTCATATGCAGGTTGTGTTAAAGATTTTTTAATTAAGACAGAGAACTTGAAGAATGAAATAAAAGTTTATGACGAAAAGATTAATGTTTATAAAGAGAAGATTAATGTATATGAAGAGAAGATTAATATGTATGAAGAAAGAATTAAAGTATATAATGAAAAGATCAATACAAATAATGAGAAACACCAAAAGGAAATAGAGAAACTCAAATCTGAATTAAAATATCAGATTGAAATAACAAAACACCAAGCAGAGATAGCAAAACAACAGATGGAATTATTGAAACAGAAAATGGAGATTGAGGATCTTAAAAATAAAAAATCATCTAATAAATCGTCCAAAAAATCAGTTAAAAATAATTAATATCATTATTTAATTCAAACTATTTGATTTTGAATTAAGTCTTTTGATAATTTCTTTCTGAGTATATCATTCCAATATTCATATTTGGATTATCTTTACATAATACATAATTCCATCAGACTTGTCGATCCTAAATTATTTCCATTATAAATATCAAAAATAATATTGTATATGTCTTTGTATTCTGATTTATATAATTTCACTTCTTTATAGTCTTTATTGAGATTTGTTAATCCAAAATCATTTATTTTTGGATAAAATTTCTTTTGTGGAACATAATATATTTTATTATTAAATTTATATGTATAATAGTTGCCATTATCTTTTTCTCTATAACCTAAAATATTTCTCAAAAATAAATCATTATGTGTGAAATATGGATAAACTTTTTGGACAGACATTATTGTATGAATAATTTGGAAAATTAATATATCTAAATATTTCTCCATTTCAATTTCTGGCAATTTGCTGACATCTCTTATGAAATCTGCACATGAATATTCACAATATTCTATCTCAATAACCTGAAATTTGTCATTTAATGTTCTCTGTGGATATGATCTGAAATATTCATTACATAATTTATTTTTTTGATCCTCTGCTATCTTAATGAATTCTATATATGATTTTGGACATTTCTTAAATAATCTCTTTGCATTATTGCATTTATTTGATCCAATATATTTTACAAAATGAATCGATATATTCTTATTTATTATGTTTTTTGTTATGAGTTCATATATTTTAATTTCATTTTTAACTCTCTCATTCTGATCTTTCAGATCTCTATCTAATTTCAGATTTGATGTGTATTTATATAATGTAAATATCTTATAAGCTCTCTTGTCCTTTGTTATCACTATAATAGATGTACTACCACCATCACCAAATAGTACTTTATCTGAATCGTCGATTGTACATTTATTATTAGTCTTTCCACCAATCAGATTATGATTATAGCCATTTTGTAATGTAAAGTAATCAAATTTACATTAAATATATCTAATGTAATAATCCATTATATACTATCTTTAGTAAAAATTACTATTGGCAATAATTTTTATTGAATCATAATATATATAATGTCTGACTTATCATCTAATATCAAAGATATAATTGATTACAAATATTTCAATTTGATTGTCATTGTAGTTATCGCAATATGTCTAATTATGTTTTTTTCCTCTGACAATAACAATAACCAAACTCAAACAAACTCACAAATCAAACATACCTCTCTTACAACAAGTGCAATTAATGAACAAAATAAAATAGTTATGTCACGTGATGAAAATAGTGTTTTATTGCAAAATATCCATAATATATTGTCTTTAGGTTCCACTTCGAAAGATCTCAATAGAGATTTCGAACAAAATAATGGACAATATTCTGCCTATACAAAAAATTATATTGACACAAACAAATCTAATCTATGCAAAACAATAAATGATCACAAAAATATCATATTAAATAATAAAAATAAGATTGTCAATTTACTCAACAGAGAGTTGAATGAATGTGATATTACTTTACAAAGAATTAATTGCTAGTTATATTTACAATTCTTATTAATTTTCGAATTTTATCCTCGTTTATTTATAATAAAAATGTGAAAGTATGTTTTGATTTGTATTTTTTGCAATTTGAATTATTTCTGTTTTATGAGCTAAATAATTATATACTTTTTTATTTTGACATATAACAACTATATTGTAAAAATGATCACCATAATATTTATGTGATATCTCACTAATTTTGTATATTTTAGAATGATCATTAATTGCAACAAGATCTATTTTATCAAGATTTCTTCTGTCATTTATTTCAAAGGGAATTTTTTTATCTTTGATTATTTTCATGATTTTATCAATATCTATTGAATCAAAATATATATTGGAACTATTTTTTAATTTAGTGAAATAGAAATATATATTACATTCTTTTTTAGTTATTTCCAAATCATTATATATAGTTATTGTGCATTTTGTATTATCATGTATTCCATATTTATCATATAAATGTAACCACCAATTCGAATTTATTTTTTGATCTTGTTCTGATATTTTTAAGTTATTTAGATCACTTTCAACAGATGCTAAAAGTTTTTCAATCTCATCCATGTTGTTATATTTATGTTATCAAAATATTACATATTGATGAAAAGTTTCAATTTTTATCTGTGTTTTAGAGTTCTGATTATATACATGTGCATCTAATTCTAGGTGATATGTGTCAAAATGGATTAGGAGTTGAAAAATATAAATTTATTTATAAAGATTGATAATTGCTATTTTGGCATTTCGATTATTTATAATCTAGCGATTATAAATAATCATCAACGCATTAAACATAATAAATATCCTACGCTAACGCTTCGGATAGTCTTTTCAAAAAAGACCAAAAACAATTAAGAAACATATTTTATTTTTTGTATCTACTTAGAATATCGTCAACAAGTCTAGATGCATCATTAATATTATTACTGTTGACATAATTGTCTTTCATTCTAATAAATAATTTTTGTAATATCAATATATAATGAAAATATATGGACCAAAATTATTTATTAGAATGAAAAATAGCAATGTGACAATTGATATATTTGGAGATATTCATAGAAAATTAGACAAAAATACCTTTGATGCATTCATTAAAAAACAATACATAAACTATGATAAGATATGTTTAGAAGCACATAAAATAAATATCAATAATGCAGATAAATTATCTAATTATAATGATGGTTTAGTCAAACACAAAGATTATTTATTAAATAAAACTAATCTTACATTACTCAATCTCATCATAAAACAAAAAATCGAAAAGAATAATGTAATATATTTCGATAATAGATCAGAAGATGGTTATCCATTACCAAAAGGAAATTCAATTAATGAATGGAAAATTTATCTCAAAAAATCTAAATTAAACATTCTAGACAAAATAATTAATAAAAATAATACTATTAATATAAAAAAAGCATATGCAATATTGTCAGACTTGGCACTTGCTGAAGTGAGAAATATGGATATTTCTCTAGTAAAAAAACTAAATAAATCACAAAAAATAAAAAGAATACTTATTGTTTGTGGTGTCGAACATGTTCTAGATTTCATGTGTATTCTTACAAAACTAAAATTCACCTTTGAATATATCAATGATGAATACTCAAAATATTACAAAAAGTTAAATAATGAAATCAATAAATATGACTATTTGAAAGAACGAAATAAATTTTCATTTGATAAGATTATTGCCACAAATGACAAACAATATATTACAATTACATAAAATAAAATTCTATTTTGCTTTATCATATCTACTTAGAATATTGTCAACAAGTCTAGATGCATCATTAATATTATTGTTAATGACATAATTATCTTTGGTGACTTCTTTATAATCAGTGATATTATTCCTTTCATTTTGTGGGATTAGTTTTTTGAGTATTGATGGATCTATTTCAATTAACTTTGAAATATCTAACTTAGATCTGTATTTGTTCTTGATCAGTTTGAGTATGTAATAATTTTCTGGATATATCACCCATATCGAATTAAGATTAGTTGACTTAAGTATGATCTTATCAATGTATGATTTTGTCTTATCGTATTTTAAGTCAAATGATCCATCTGGATTTTTAGTTTTATGATATACTCCATTATAAATTATCTTAACAACAATTGATGCACAACTTAATTTATTATTATGGAAATATCTAATTGTGTCACCAACATTAATATTGTATATTATATTAGATGGTGTAAGTAGTTTATATTTATTCATAATCTGTTTGTAATGTTTCATCAAATAATTTGATACATTATTAAATGCAATTTCACTTTCATCAGATTTCAGATTAGATAATATATCTTTTAATATTTCATTTTTATTATTAACAACATTCGATTTGGTTACACTCTTTGAAGAAGAGGATTGCATAGAATCATATGCAACACTCTTTGAAGAAGAGGATTGCATAGAATCATATGCAACACTCTTTGAAGAAGAGGATTGCATAGAATCATATGCAACA